TCAGTTATCCTTGTCTGAATCGAGATCCATTGTTTTACGCTTTTTCAGGATGTATCGGGGCCGCTTCTTGGTTTCTACATAGATTCGCCCGATATACTCACCCAGTACGCCAATGCCAATAAGCTGAACGCCTCCCAGGAACAGGATTGACACAATCAGGGAGGAATAGCCACGCACAGGATTTCCCCACAGAAGCGTATCTATTACCATTCCCGCGCCGTAGGTAAAAGAAAGCAGGGCAACCGCGAGACCAATGTAGGTCCAGATCCGCAGCGGGAAGGTGGAAAAAGAGGTGATCCCTTCCAGTGCAAGGTTCCACAGCTTCCAGCCGTTAAATTTGCTCTTCCCTGCACAACGAGTGGCGCGCGCGTAGAGAACGATCTCCGTTTTACCGCCAACCCAGGACAAAATCCCTTTCATAAACAGATTTCGTTCTGGCATTTGCTTAATGTTGTCCACCACTTCACGACTCATCAGCCGGAAATCGCCGACGTTTTCTTCAATATGCGGCGTACTGATTTTATTGTGCAGTTTATAGAACCACTCGGCGGTTTTACGCTTCAGGCGACTATCGACAGAGCGATCGGAGCGTTTAGCCAGCACAATGTCCGCTCCTTCCTGCCATTTTTTGATCAGGTGAGGGAGAACTTCGACGGGATCCTGGAGATCGACATCCATCGGAATAACGGCGTCGCCACTGGCATTATCGAGTCCGGCAAGCAGCGCCGGCTCTTTGCCAAAATTTCGCGTAAACGAGAGCGCGACGACAAGGGGGTCGGCAACGGCGAGAGCGTTAATGATGGATTCTGTCGCATCGGTACTGCCATCATTGATGAACACAATTTCGATATCATGCTCTTTCAGCGCGTCGTATTCGCGCACCGTCTTGTAAAAGAGACCAATGGTTTCTTCTTCGTTGAAAACAGGAACGACCAGTGAAACTTTCATCGTGCGCCCTTGAATACAATGAATCTGGAATAGATAAATCCGCAGACAAGGCTAATGGCTGAGAACGCGACCAGCGTCACCAGCGGTGGGAAACCACACTGTTCTGCCCCCCAGCCCGTCAGGATACTGAGCAGGCCCATAAAACCGACATACAGCAGATAACGACGCGTTGTGGTCGATTGCCTGAAGGTAAACCGGGCATTGGCATAAAAAGAGAAACTAACAGCAACGCCGAACCCCAGGAAATTAGCCAGCGCCTGATGGGCATGAAAAGCGTAGATGCAGATAGCAAAAACTATCCAGTGAAGCAACGTGTTGATCACACCTACGGAAGTGTACTTAATGAAGTGATGCCACATAAGCAATAAGATCGGCTGTGCAAAACCGGAAGTGTAACATTATTTCCGTCCATAACTCGAATCGAATTCAATTCCAGTGGCGGACATAATAAAAAAAACCAGCCGTAAAAGGCTGGTTCTTAAGGGGAATTTTGGCACGAGAGTAGTTTAATTGAGCGTGTAACTTCATGATTTAAAATAATGTATATGATTCAACTTTTAAACCGTATAACCAAACGTATAACTAAAATGATTTGCTGAAAAAATGCACAATTCAGGGTCGGATTTTCCCGGATGTTTAATTTATAAAAACGAAGCTGGTGGATGATCTGCGTGGTGATTTCCACCATTCAGAGCAGGGGCGGTCATCATGCCCATGCCATAACAAAAACCCCATATTCGTGGTTTTTCTGTGTTGTGGCTATTCTGCCGTTGCCGTGCTGGTGGATATTTCCGTTATGGGGATCACCATATCGGCATCATGCCCACCAGCCAGCGCAATTTTGCGCTTTGCTTTAAGTTCAGCAAGTTACCGCGCCGGATTACGCCAATGGCTGTTTCCGAAAGAATCAACGGGTTAGGCCTTAATGGGCTGCGTGGTAATTATCAGCATCCAGAATATGACGGGTTATGTTTCCGACCTCCTCAATTTGAGGTTCCCGAAAATATCAACGGGTTAGGCTGGTTTCCCCGATGTTCGCCGCTGGCGAATTTCGAAAATATCAACCAGTTACCGCCGCAACCGCTCCGGCTTCTTCCAGTGGTATGTAATTTTCTCCGTTTCCCGATACAGTGCCACGCGGCGATTGTAGGCCAGCATTTCAAGAACGCGGATCCGTATGTTGCGCATATCCACATCATTAAGCTGGATACCATCACGGCGCATCACCTCAGCAACAACACGCGCATAATTTTCGGCTGTCACGCTGTCCGGCTGCGTGGCCTGTTCGTCAGTCTGCTGGCTGATTCCACCAGCACGGCGGATTAATCCCAGTATTTCGGCTTCTGTCATTGTGCACCCATCGTTCTGATTGTCTGGTGTCGTCGGGTCCTTCCTGGAATTATGGACCCGTTACGGGGCGGCGACCTCGCGGTTTTTATCTGTTTATGAAAATTTTTCTGGAAAAAGCATGTCGGTACTTCTCGAACATAACTATTTGTTTTTAAATAGATACACAATAAAAAGAAACGACACGGTAATCATCTAAAATGGCGATTTATGACGCTTTCATGTCGTTTCTCAGTTTTGTTCAATAATTGCGCGTCTGTTACTCGCCTTTCTTCTGTAGCAACTTTTCCGGTACGTTTCCGGTTGTTTCTTTCAAGTAATCAGCCAGTATCTGTGGGAGGTTGTCGGCAACTCTGGCACTGGCATTACAGGCTTTAACCACTTCCCTTTTAAGCCTATCCAGCATGGCGGGGGTAATCTGTGGGAAGCTCCTTTGCATAGTAAGCGGGAGGCTGTCCATGATTGATGAAATCTGACTCGCCAGCTTTGAAAGCGCGTACAGGCAAAACTCAGTATCAATCACGTCACCGCGATCGCGCTCGTTTTTAAGTTCCTGCGCCTCCGCCTGTGCTGTCAGTAATCTGATCCTGACTCGTAAGAGTTCATCATCATCAATATCGCCTTTGTCGTTTGTAAGCTGGCTAATTGCATTGTTAACCCTATTGTCTATCACGCTGGCAACATCGTAAAACGCCTCACGGCCTTTACGTTCAACGGGAGTCACTCCCCACTTGTCGAACGCTGTCGCACTTACACGGCAGCTTTTCGCCATGTTTTTTTTGTTCATCAGGTGCGATTTCATTAATACACCAACTTAATTACTGCTTCAGGTTGGTGTATTGTTTGCATCTTTCCCTTTTCATTCATAAAGATAGAGCAAACAACAAAACCACCACCACCCCCCTGAAAAAGCTCATAAATAGCGAAAAACCGCGAGGTCGCCGCCCCGTAACGGGCCATAATTCCAGGAAGGACCCGCAAAAAAGCCGGATTTCTCCGGCCTTGTCTCAGATGGTTTTCAGTATGCGATCGATGTCGCCGTCATCGCCTGGGTTTCTGCCATCGTATGCCATGCCAGCTGATACGGTTTGTGGGCTGTGCATGTCCATAAAGTTTTCAAAGGCTGCGGTAAGCTCTGGTGCAACCTTCGGGCGTTCCTGCTCTATGGTCATGTTCAGGATGTTTTTAGCCGTATCAACATCGATACAAGGCACGTTTGCCATTGCACGCAACAGCGGCTGATAGTCTTTATGCTCATGAAGCGCCATAATCGCATCAGCGCGCGGCTTGTCCTGCTCTTCCAGTTTGTTGAGTTGATATACGGCCTCGTAGGTTGATAAACCTCTGTCAGCCATTGCCCGCGCTTCGGCTTTAAATTTACTCGCCAGCGGTAGCGCCATGATGCTTTCATTCGTTGCCATCGTTCCCCCTGCTTATCGGGCCAGCGGCTGAACGGATACGCCAGAACCCGCAAAGGCGGCGCATTTTTTCGCATCGGTGTCGACGCTCTCAGGCCAGTTAACGGCGGCAATATTGAATATCCCCGTCTTGTAACACTGTGCTGATTTCTGCTTTGACGTGTCCACGAGGTACGAAGTCAGATAAACAGCCTTGCCAGATTCCTGACCATCCCACGGCTTAAACTCGCCATTGTCCGCCAGCATCAGCGGGGTAAATTCCTGAATAACGCCAGCATCAGCGGCAAAATGTACCAGCGTCGTGGATACCTGCTGACTGCCTGCAAATAACTCAATGTATGGAGTGTCCATAGAATCCCCCGTTAAGCAATTTTGACGGTAACAAATTTGCGAATATCTGCCGGAACCGGCTGCGGTGCGCTGTGCGTCTGCACGTACTCAATCGCCGGATCGCCGTCCTCAATCCAGTTTTTCGGGTAGTACATGTTTTGCGTTGCGCCTGTTCTTACCGCTTCCTGATCCATAATCGCACCATAGGCCACCAGCCCTTTGTTGTTGGTGTTGCCCAGGACCAGCAAATCAGGATCAAGGAAATATTTTTCTGTGCCGTCGCTGTCAGTGTATTTGCCGGAATAGACGATAAGGGCAATATCGCCCAGATAGCCTTTAAAGCTCACCACTTCGCCCAGGTTTTTACAGGCCAGCTCTGCGGCGGACTCTGAACCACGGGAAAGATCGTACAGCTCACGGAATTTTTTAAAGCTGCGTAACGTTCGCCATACCTCAACGCCCATAATCATGACGTTTGCGGGGCAACCAGCCCGATCGGCGTATAGTTCGATATCATAGATTGGATCGTGGGTTTCTTTGTCCTGCTCTGACCATTTTTTCCCGTCGGCCTGCTCTATGATGTTTTTTTCCGGTATCTTCCAGTCGATTTCATAGCGCTCTATGCCTTCGCCCTCAATGATGTTTTTTCCGGTCGTTACCGCATTTACCGCCAGCCATTCCACGCGCGCTTTTATGGCGTTTATCTGGCGGCGCATATTGCCAGTAATCAGGCGCATACGGCGATAGGTAGGGTCGTTAAGCTGTGCCGGATCTTCTCCAGCCATGCGCATGATGGTTTTCGTTGGATCGATTTCGTGCTTTGGCTTCATGTAGCCAGGTTTAATCGTGCTGGTTTCGTACCCTTTATCGCGCTGAACCTGGCTACCCACCATAGGCGAACAAAACGCCGACATGGTGACTTCTTCAATGTCCAGGGTATCCAGCATGATGTTTTGCGTGTTGAATGTCGCCACGTTCGGGAAAAACAGCGCGGTAAACAGCGGACTAAATTTAAATTCCGCAATATCCTCGCGATTCAGGTACGCGAAAAGCTGGTGTGTGTTAAGTGCCATTGCTTTGACTGCCATTATTCACCCCCATGAGTCTGATTTATGCCCAGCGCCGCGCGTAAATAGGAGCGTACCTGCCAGCCTGTTGACGGCTCAACCATCGCCAGCGGATCAAGTCCTGCCGCAATGCCTGCTTTTACGTTCTGCTGGTGGCGTTCCTTGAGCGCCTTCACGATGTCGGGGCTTATGTACACCGAAACACCGCCTTTTTTCTCTTCAGCCATAGTAAGAAATTCCTCTTTGACTTAAAAAATCATAACTGGATGTTCATCCAGCTCTGATTATAATCATGATTGCATTTTGTGCAATGATGTTGAGTTGCGTTGCAAATTATGAAATGATTATCCCGATCATGTGTGTCAGTGCACCAAAAAGCCTCATATGCAAAAGCCCGATAAGCCACCTCTGACCTTATCGGGCTTTTTTATCTGCCTGCAAAGATGTCGAACGAAAATTAACCACAACCATCATCTTTTTTGCATCAAAACAATTAAAAACAATAAATTACGCTCATGATGATGATGACGATAAAATCACAAAAATGCGCTTTTTTCCGCGCCTCCCGCCCCGTGTTCAGGCCCACCCCGCCAGGAGGACCCGTAAAAAAGCCGGATTGCTCCGGCTTCTGTCACTCGTCGCTTAAAACGGTATGTTATCCCCGTACGGATCATCATTCCCCGCCTGTTGTTTTGCCCTGTTCAGCGCGTCAGTAGCCTGGCCCTGTTGACCTTTTTTGCCGCCCAGTCGCGCCGTTCGCGCACTGATTACACTGTCTGCGATAACCTGCCAGCCCTGCCGCGTTTCTCCGTTCTGCCCAGTCCACTGGCTGATCTGCATGTTACCCGCCACGCTCAGGAGTTCACCCTTGCGGTGCCTTTCCAGTGCTTCGGCCTGTCTGCCAAATGCCAGGACGGATAACCACATCGTCGCCGTTCCGTCATCTGCCTGGCTGCACGGAAGGGGGACCGCCATACGCGCCAGCGTCATCGGTGTGCCCTTGCTGGTCTGTTTTACCTGCGGGTCGTCCACCAGCCGCCCGTAAGCGGCTATCTGTGCTGTCATGATTCCACCTCTCCGGTTTTAACGTTGATGGTTGTTACCTGTTCCGCTTCGGCAATCTCCCGTTCTGTCAGCGTGGCAAAGTTTGCCGCTGCTGTGGTCATGAATGCGCTTATCAGGTCGGGATGTTCCTTCGCGTATCCTTCCCCTACGTGTCGGTCTATCGTTCTGATTGCCACCTTTAAAGCGTGCTCTGTCATGTCTAACGCGCGATATTTCGGTTCTGTTCTGTCTCTGCGTTTTTTGAGTGATTTATTAAATTTCCCTGAAGTGTGCATATTTATTTTTACCCCCTCGTTTAAAAAGTTTTGAGTTGTGCCTCCCCTTGTCTACCTATCTACCTTAGTGGCCCTCATGCCAGTAATGGCGCGGCTTTCAGCGGGGTAGAGTGCTTTTATCCACTATCTACCCCGTGTCTACCTCCCTGTCTGATTCAGGTAAAATCAGGTAGAGAGGGTAGATAGTGGGTAGACAGTAAAAAAAGGCTATCTACCTAACTTAATGCACTGAATTAAATGTATTTTTCTTTACTCAGGTAGACAGGGTAGACAGCCATTGCAACAAATTATAAAAACGCGTCGCAATCGTCTGTTGTTATTGCGTTAGTCTGCGTTACTCCTTTAACTTTCCGCGTAATATATTCATGTCCGTAAACTTTCGCGGCTGGCTTCATAGCCTTGCCAAAGTCATTTACGTTTAGCGGTTTGCTCCTGCCTGCGTACGCCATAAACGCCAGATAGACGCGGTAAAGGCTGTTTCTGGTCGTGTACTTCACTGAATCGCCACCGCCGCCCATCATCAGGCCGCGTGCTTCCTCCAGAAAATTCAGGAACTGGCAAAACTCAATAACCGGATCCGTCTGTTGCTTTATTGCCAGTGCTTCATCACCGTCACGCTGTTCAATGAGTAAAGCCCGTGCCTTTTCAGGGTCGGCAAAGTTCGCCAGCAAGCGGCGGATAATGACAGGGATTTCAGCCGCGATCTTTTCCGGTAGCTCCCTGTCTTTTTCTGCCTCGCTTACGATGTTATCGAACCGGAATATCACCCGACGACGTGCCACACCTCCGGCCCGTTCGGTGAATATCATCGGATTGTTATTGGTTGCCAGCACCACCGCCCTGATTACCGCCGTAAAACGCTTTTCATATTTCGGGTTAATTTCCACGGGGTCGCCGCCCGTGATTTTCTTGATGCCCGTTCCTTCGCCTGTATATTTCGGCTGGTCTGCCAGGACGATAAGACGACTCCCGACAACCTGCGCACGCCCACCAGCATCATCAAGCGATGTCATTTCAGCGCTTACCGTGTTTTGTTTCCCTGCCAGAAGGCTGGCTATGTGTGTGAATGTACTTTTACCGCTCCCGCCGTCTCCGGTGGCCTCAATAAACATCTGCCAGTCGTACCGGTTCGCCATAATCATGTACAGCGCGGCACATATACGCATCATCTTGCGCGGGTCTTTTCCGGCTGCGTGCTCAAGCCATTTATGAAAGTTTGGCGCGTTATCGCGGATGTTCTCCCCTGGTGCTGGTGGCGTGTACTCAATGCCGTTGTGCGTGGTGATCCAGTTCTCCGGCGTGTGCGGGGAAAATTCCCCCGTTTTCAGGTCAAGCGCACCATTGGCGAACGGCAGCAAATCGCCGGACGGCTCGCCCATTGGTTCGGCAATAACTTTTAACGCTTCCACGGCGTTATTGATTACGCGCTTGCTGAAAGTGGCCCTGTGCTCTGAATAGATCGCCACCATTTCGCGGCTAAGTTCCATTGTGCTGACCGGACACCATACCCCGCCGCGCCATACGTGAACGATTTCACTTTCAGGATGTACGCAAACGCCATCAAAGCGATCGGCAAGCAGCTGCGCGCGCTCACTGTCCGCCATCTGCGAAAGTTGCGCCTTTTGCTTTACCGGAAGCTCAATGACCAGACCATCAGAAAGATTCTGGCGCTCACGGGCCAGATATTCGCGCCAGTTCTCCACCTTCTGACCGTGCATACCATCAGGGTAAAAATTTGCATCCTGTACGCCTGCCGCCGCCAGCTTCTGACCAATCGCCTTTATCATTACTGGCGCAAGATATCCGGCCCTGAATATGCGCACGGATTTTCTGCCTTCCGGCACAATTTGCAGCTTATCCAGTTCTGATAACTGCTGCTCCCCAAGCCACACAGGAGGCTCATTATCTCCGGCCATACGCGCATCATGTTCCTGCCATTGTTTCGCGTGTGCCCAGGCATCACTACCCGCAAAAATAATGACTTCTGTTCCTTTGTGTTTTATGCCGCGTGACTGCTGTTTTACGTTCGGTGCCAGTTTCATTTTTTACCCCTGAATCCGTTAATCATGGTTTTCAGCTTCTGGATGTTTGCCCGTGCCCTGGCGTTGCTGGTGGGCACGTTATGCGGCGCGGTCTGTACCAGAGAAAAATCACGCCGGAACTGATAAACAGGCATCACGCAATCATATTCGTAACCTTCACGGCGGTAAGTTACGCACCGTCCCGCCACGCCCTTAATCATTACCGTGCCGCCGTACTGGTCGCGGTAAATATCGCCGCGCGTAAATTTAGGGTGAGTGTTGCCACTGGCAGTTAAGCCAGAATATTTAAGTTTCATTATTTTTATTCTCCGGTGTGCTGTTCTTTATATCTATCGTGCAATAGATCTATTTCTTGCAGTTCCATTATTACAGGCTCAAGAAGCGTTATTAATGCCGTGGCAATTCTTGATTTTTGTTTGTCGCGTTCATTGTCGCCAAGTGTTTCAAGCCATATGCGCAATATTTCCAGCATGTTTTCACTGTGAGAAAGTGCAAGAAATGCGCGGTCTATTGTTTCGTGGTAAATATCACGCATATTAATCCCCGTCCGTCGTTTTTCTTAAAATAACCTCTGTCACGAAATCAGCATAATCGGCGGCGATATTCAGTACATCAAGCCCCGTTGATTTATATTCTCTCGTGGAAAGTAAGAAAAAAGCCGCTCTAATAAGTTCTGGCATTGACGAAAGCGCATCAGCCGCATCATCAGGAACGCCGGAAAATTCCTGTTTCAGGGAATTAAAACGATCATCACGCATAACCCCCCCCATTTTCACAATCAGCAACAAGAATATTTTTAGCGTCATTCAGCGACCGTGTTGCGATGTATCGGATACATTCCAGGGCGAACTGTGTCCGGTCTTTCTGTTCTTCTCCCTGCGCAAGCTCTGCAGTGCATTCAATATCGATAAGCGCGTGCATCAGCGTAGTGAGCGCGGCGGCTGCTGCGTCCGGTGTGGTTTTATTGCACATGTACCCCTCCGCATTTTTTTTCGTTAGAAATAAGCGTTCTTCTTTCCTGTTCATCGCTCAGGAATACGCAGACCTCACCGCTAAGGCGTTTAAGTAAGCCGATGATTGCCCCTGATTCGCTGTCGGTCATCATGCCAGGGTAATCCTCTGCCAGTGCGCAAATAACTTCGATTTGGTGGGCGCGTTCTGCTGCCTGTTGTAGTGTGATTTCCTGGCTCATAAGCCTACCCCCTGACGAATACGGGCAGCAAATACCATCACGCAGCCAGCCGGAGATTGCTGACGCGCTTCCTGTTCGCTGGTGGCCTCGATGGTAATCACGCGCGGTTGTGCCGTGCTCAGGGCGATAAAACGCCAGATGTATTTATTCAGGTTGTACGAGTCCCGCCCTTGCGGGTGTATGGTATAATTTCTCATAGCTGCCTCGATAATCTTGCTATCGTTGGTGGTTAGAAGCCCCGTTACTGCTCCTACAGTGCGGGGTTTCGTCGTTTCTGCACCTTGCATTAACAAGGTGTAAGTAACTTTATTTATAGGTGGCTTACATGTCAATGCTTTTATGTAAGACTTTTTATGTGTATATTGTCTTACACTTTCATTGAGAGGATTACAGATGGCTACAGGTTCAAAAAACGCAAAATCACAATCACTGACAGCTCGGATCCCGCATGATGTTATTGAAGGCATGGAATCCGTAAAACTGGACGGTGAAAGCAACGCCGGATTCATAGTAACCGCCATGCGCGGTGAAATCGCCCGCCGCCAGGCAGAAGGAAGCGGAGAAAACCCCCTGATTTCTTCGCACGATGCACTGGCGCAGGTGGAAAAACTCGGAATCAAAGCCGCCGAGGAGATCGGGCAGCTCGTCACTGTCGCACGTGAAGAACTCCAGCGCCGCAAGACCAAAGAACCAGAGTAATCACCATCAGCGCCGTGGTGTAAGGTATTACGGCGCATTGCTATGCAGGACAACACAATGACCGATAAAGAATTGACCAAAACATTATCACCGGCACGGAAAAGACGGCGCAGAAAGATAGAGCATGAATCAGAAAGATTCGCGCCATGTGCTTTTGCCCTTGAGCAATTCCTTAAAGAATACAGGGAAAAGCGCTCATTGCAGGTATGGCAACGAACTGAACCAGACTGATTGCATTGCCCACCAGCCTGATAGCGGCTATCATCCCCGTGCTTATGTTTGGGATCATATACACATAAGGCGCAGCGGGTTAATTGTTCAGAAAGGCGGCTCCATATCGGGGCCGCTTTTTTCGTGTTTGTCATATCTGTGATACCCGTTAAGCAGCCGTTCCGCGTGCTTCCTGTTCGCGTTCTTTCTGCCAGGCCAACACATCATCCTCATACCATCCGCGACGGCGTAAACCAACGCGAAAACCCTGCGGAAATTCTCCGGCGTTGATCATGCTTTGCAGCGTGCTGTCTGCCTTGATGTGGATAATTTTTTTTACTTCCTGGCGAAAGATAATTTTTCTGATTGCTTCCATCGTGATTTACCTTGTGAATCCGGTGTATTCCGGTGACAAATACGGTAAATCATCGGATATGGGTAAAAACAGTTCCCACCGTTTTTAAACGGTATACACCGTTTTTATATTGATGATTTGAAATGGAATTATAAAAAAAGCGGCATTTCTGCCGCTTCCAGGATTGTTACCGCCATTTTTTGGGCCTGCCTCCGATCTTCATAGATGCCGGACGTACGACCTTATCAATACTTACCGCCAGATTTCTGGAAGCGCCACGGGATACCAGAAAATCTACTACCTGTTTTTTTGATGGGGCCGTCGTTCTGTCCTCCGGATCGTAGGTTGACCAAAATTCATGCTGAACCATCAGGGCCAGTTGCAGCCCGTCGCAATTGCATCTGATATTTTTTTGCATCTTAACGGTTTCATGTTTCACGGCCTTGTCGTTAAATTTGATGCAATTATACGACGGTTTTACATGGTTTTCGTAGTTTTTACTGGTTTTCTGTACAGCTACACGGCTCGGATACCCCTTTTACCACTGGCGAGGGTTACGCCCGTCGCCGCAGCCTCGACAAATTCGCCCCACCAGCGCATCAGCACGATGCGTTTTTCTATGTAGTTGCTCCGGTTGTATGCCCGTCTAACTTCGTTGGTGTCGACGTGGGCAAGTGCCGCCTCTATTACGTCCGGCTCGAATCCTTCCTCGTTCGCTGCTGTGCTGAATATGGCGCGTAATCCATGAGACACCAGCACGCCAGCGAATCCCATACGCCGCAATGCTGCGTTAGCTGTCTGGCTGTTCATCGGCTGCTGTGGGTCTTTCAGACTTGGGAAAACGTAATTGCGGTGGTGGCTGATTGGTTTCATGGCCTCCAGCACCGCCATAGCCTGACCGGAAAGCGGGATAACGTGATCCCTGCGCATCTTCATGCGTCCGGCAGGTATCGTCCATTGCTTCGCGTCCAGGTTGATTTCATCCCACCGCGTTGATGACGCTTCGGCGGGACGGGTTACGGTCAGTAACTGCCATTCAATCAGTAATCTGGTCTGCCGTTCTGTTGCCGATACTGATAAAGCCTGCATAAGCTCCGGCAGCTGTTCGGGGCGGATTGTTGGCATATGTTTTTTTACAGGTGAGGGAAACGCCTTACGCACATTCATAGCCGGATTGGCATCAATCAGCCCACTGTTGGCGGCGTAATCCATTACCTCATTAACGCGCTGTAAAACCCGCTTGAGTGTTTCCAGGTTGCCGCGCTCCTTGATGGGTGTAAGCACTTCAACGAACCTTCGGGCGGTGAGGGTATCTATTGGCGTGTTGCCGATGAACGGGAATACATATTTATCCAGCGAACGCCAGATGTCTTTAATCGTGTTGGGGGCCAGATTCTGGCTGATTTTCACCTGGTACCATGCCGCCGCCACATTTTCGAACGTGTTCCCTTGTCTTCGGGCCTCTGTCTCTCTTTTTTGCCTCTCGTGGTCCTGCGGGTCAGTTCCGGCACTGATTAACGTCCTGTACTCGCTACGGCGTTTTCTGGCATCAGCCAGGGAAACATCTTCAAGCGATCCAAAACTCAGCAATATTCTTTTTTTGTCCGATGGTCGGTAGTAGGAAAATCTCCAGAGTTTTGATCCAGACGGTTTGACCAGGAGAAAAAGCCCTCCGCCGTCCTGCAGGGTGTACTCCTTTTGCGCTGGTCTGGCTGCTTTGATCTGCACTGTGGTTAATGGGTGTGTTTTTCTCGCCAT